CTTTGTTATTCCGCACCATCACTATCATTATTACCATCGTATTTTAAAGCGCAGCTGCGCAGAAAGGAGAAAGCATTATGAACTTTTGGTCCGAAATCGTCAAAGAGGTTGGCACCGTCCTGGTGGAAGTCCTCGTCCGCATCGCTGAAGAAATGGAAAACAACAATTGATCACAGTACACTGAAAAGGAGATTTTACTATGCCCGCAAATGTTGAAACGATGTTCTCTGTCCGTGAGACCCCTTGGCACGGCCTTGGCCGTATCATCATGGATGCCCCTGCAAGCCGTGAAGCCTTGGAACTGGCCGGTCTGGATTGGCAGGTGGAAAGCCGTAATATCTATTCCGGCACGGGTTCTATGATCCCCGGCTATCGCGCAAATGTCCGCAGCACTGATGATGCTGTTCTGGGTGTAGTATCCGACCGCTACCGCATTGTGCAGAACGAAGAAGCATTTCAGTTCACGGATGACCTGTTGGGCGAGGGCGTTACTTACGAAACTGCCGGTTCTTTGCAGGGCGGCAAGAAGGTCTGGATGCTGGCAAGGCTTCCGAGGAAATATCTTATCGCTGGAGATCAGGTAGTACCATATCTTGTGATCTTCAACAGTCATGACGGAAGTTCTGGTGTGAAAGTGGCCATGACTCCGATCCGTGTAGTCTGCCAGAACACGCTGAACCTCGCGCTGAATACTGCAAAGCGCAGCTGGACTGCACGCCACACCGAAAATGTTCTGCTCCGCGTGCAGGATGCCCGTGAGACCCTGCAGCTGGCCAGCAACTATATGATTGAACTCGGCAACCGTGGCGAAGAGCTGGCTCGCATCGATTTATCCGATCACAAGGTGCAGGAGTTCATCAATGATTTTTTCCCGATTTCTGAGGACCTGTCCGATTGCCAGCGGAAGAATAACCTGCGCTTGCAGGAAGATCTGAAGACTCGCTACTACAACGCACCGGATCTGGAATGGGTCGGCAAGAACGGTTGGCGCTTTATCAACGCAGTCTCTGATTTTGCCACCCACGCAGACCCTCTCCGCAAGACCAAAAACTACAACGAAAACCTGTTCCTGCGCACCGCAGAGGGTAACCCCATGATCGACAAGGCTTACAAGATGGTGCTGGCAGCAGCATAAAGGAGCAAGCCATGAATGATGTAAACAACCGCATTTTCAGGGAATTCACGGAATTTTTTGACAACGTTGAGAAGAGTGCTTCTGAAATCAGCGTTACCATGGCTTATGAGATCACGATGAAAAGTACCATCAGCACCGCCATTATTGTTTTGGAATCCGAGGGTAGACTGGAGGAGCGCTACTGGAACCATCTCAGGGTGCAAAATAATATTCTGGATTTTCTTTATGACCTGTGGGTTGGCTCTTGCCATTCGTTAGCTGCCGACTTTTCCACCATCATGAAAGACTTGGTGGAATATGACTTCATTCTTGCCGAATCTATTATGAAAGAAAGGATGCAAAGCGCATGAAAAGATTGATTTCAACTTTGAACCTGTCCAAAGAGGATTGGCTCCGCTACCGCAAGTGCGGTATTACCGGCACCGATGCAGGTGCCATTCTGGGTGTAAATCCCTATCGTTCTGCTTTTCAGGTTTACTGCGACAAAAACAGCGAAACTATTGAGAACATCGATAATGAGGCTATGCGCCAGGGACGCGATCTGGAAGATTATGTCGCGCAACGCTTCACCGAAGCAACCGGTCTGAAGGTACGCCGTGCAAATGCCATTTACCAGAGCGAGAAACATCCGCTGCTTCTGGCAGATTTTGACCGCCTGATCGTTGGGCAAAAAGCTGGATTAGAGTGCAAAACGGTTTCGCCGTTTTCTGCGGACAAGTGGGCTGATGGAAAAATCCCTGCACATTACATGGCTCAGGTCAATCACTATCTGGCTGTCAGCGGTTTTGACTGCTGGTACATTGCTGCTCTGATTTTCGGGAAAGAACTGGTGATTCACAAGATCACAACCGACAAAGAAGTTCTGAACAACCTCATTGCAAAGGAAGAGCACTTCTGGAAATACAACGTAATGCCCGAAATTCCACCTGTACCTACCGGAAGCGAGGGGGATACACAGCAGATCAATCAGCTATACTCTGCAGATGATCGAAACAAAACTGCCGATCTAAATCCCATCCGTAATCTGTTGGACAAGCGGCAGGAGCTTTCTAATCAAATCGAGCAGATGGAACAGGAGAAAACGGCTATCGAGCAACAGGTCAAGCTGCAAATGCAGGATGCCGCTTATGGCACAGCACCGGGTTATAAGGTATCGTGGGTATCCTCCGAAAGCAAGCGTGTGGATTCCCAGCGTTTGAAGAAAGAACAGCCCGATATTTTCAATCGGTACAGCAAGAATGTGAGCAGCCGCAGGTTTACCATTATCCATGCAGCATGATTTTTGTATGTCTGCTGGCATACAAAATTGCCTGTTTTTCCAATTTTGTTTAGTACGGCAATACAAAATTGCCCGTTTCTCTAACTTTGTTTAGTACAGCAATACAAAACCCGGCGCAGCAATTCATTTGTTGCGCCGGGTTTTTATCAGAAAGGATGCTATCATGGAAAATCCATTCGTAAAATTATTTGCTATTGACTTCAAAGATCATCTGGAAGTCAAAAAGTCCGGCAATACCGAGCTGAAGTATGTGAGCTGGGCGTATGCTTGGGCAGAGGTGAAGAAGCTGTATCCCGCTGCCAGCTATGAGGTCAAGAAATTCAACGGTCTGCCCTATGTTTATGACCCCATAACCGGCTTCATGGTGTATACCTCGGTCACGATTGAGGGCGTTTCGCATGAAATGTGGCTGCCTGTACTGGATGGCGCAAACAAAGCCATGAAAGCTGTGCCTTACACCTACTCCACCCCGAAATGGGACTACAATCCGCAGACCCGCCGCCGTGAAAAGGTCGGCATGGAAGAGCGCACCGTAGAAGCAGCCTCTATGTTCGATGTGAATAAGGCTATCATGCGGTGCTTGGTGAAGAACCTCGCTATGTTTGGGCTGGGCCTGTACGTTTATGCCGGAGAGGATTTGCCGGAAGATGCTGCACCGCAGCCGGAGGCAGAACCGCAAAAGCAGCCGAAACCGAAATCCACCAGCCAGAAGCAGGAACAGCCGCCTGTGCCCTGCATCTGCGCCCGCTGCAACCAGCCCATCAAGAGGGTCAAGCTGAAGGACGGTTCTATCATGCAGGCGGCAGAGTTTGCAGCCACCCATGAGGGGATGTGCGCTGACTGCTATAAGGCAACCAGATTGAACGTAGCATAATAAAACTGCTCTATTTCGATGTCACTTGATTCTTGTATGATTCTATATTTCATGGTACACTTACAGTAGTGAGTTCTGAAAGCTCTCCTCTGTGAGCGGAAAGGAGCATTGCATGAAAGATTTAATGTTTCCTGTTGGAATCTCGAATTTTGAAAAGATTCGAGAAGGCGGGTATTATTATATCGACAAGACCAATCTGATTTCTGAACTTCTTAGCGGTGGTATCGCTGAAGTAACATTGATTACTCGTCCTCGCCGTTTCGGAAAATCCCTTGGTATGAGCACTCTCGCAAATTTTCTGGACATCCGCAAAGACAGCAAGCAGATGTTTGAGGGATTGGCGATTTCCAAAAATACAGAACTTTGCAAAAAATGGATGAACCAGTGTCCTGTGGTATTTTTCTCTTTCAAGGATACGGACGGTCTGACCTTTGAAAGCGCCTATGGAATGCTGTGCATGAAGCTGGCATTTGCATTTCAGGATTATCAGTTTCTTTTGGATGACGCTGCTATTTCTGACGATGACAAAGGCATCTTTAAGCGAATTCTGGGACGCACTGCATCCATAGATGAAACCAAAAGCTGCTTTTTGCTATTGACCCGGATGCTGGAAATCCACTTCAAAAAATCGGCGGTCGTCATTCTGGATGAGTATGATGTTCCCATTGCAAAAGCCAGCAGCAACGGATATTATTCGCAGATGCTGGACGTGATGCGGGCTATGATGAG